ACTACCCGAAGATCCCAACACAGTACAAGCGGGTCTTTTCGACCAAGCCGTCGACGATGCAGATCGAACGTACCGCACACGTCGCATATCTCGGCTATGCGCAGATGAAGCAGGAGGGCGGTGCAACGGGCTTCGACAACGCCGCCGGCCAGCGCTGGATCTACAATGCGGAGACCTATGAAGTGGGTCTCGCCTACTCGATCACGCGCAAGGCCATTCGCGATGATCTCTATAAGACGCAGTTTAAGCCGACCGCGCTCGGACTGGGCAAGGCCTTCAAGGAGTTCTGGGAGGTCAACGCCTTCAACGTCTTCAACAACGGCACGGTATACGACGCCACCATCGTCGGCGACGGTCAGCCGCTGTTCTCCACCGCCCACCCGATCGACGGCGGCACCGCAGCCAACCGCTTCACCACCGACCTCGATCTGAACGAGGCGTCGCTGATGCAGGCGATCAAGAACATCCGCACCAACTGGGTCGACGAGCGCAACCTGAAGATCATGGGGCGTCCGAAGACCGACGGCCTGCTGGTGCCGGTCGCCCTGATGGATGTCGCCGAGCGCATCACCAAGACCGAGCTTCGTCCTGGTACGGACGAAAATGATTTGAACGCAGGCAGGACGGTCGAAGGTGGCATTACCGGCTACATGGTGTGCGACTACCTGACGTCGAACTTCGCCTGGTTCGTGCTGACGCGCAACGACGGCCTCGTGTTCTTCACTCGCGATCCTTATGAGACCGACATGTGGGTCGACAATATCACCGACAACCTCTTGGTGAAGGCCTACGAACGCGCCCAGCCGATCTACACCGATTGGCGCTGCGCCTTCGGCTCATTCCCGACCGCCTAAGAAAGCTCAGCTGAGGGACTATCACCATGCTTTTTCAGACTCAGACCGGGCCCGTCTCGTTCTCTGACGGCGCCACAATCAATGCCCGTAGTGGACGTCTCGGCGACACCATCGTCAGCGAACTGCACGGGCGATTCTATGAACAGAACTACCGTGGCAACCTGTACTCGATTGGCTCCAGCATTACCGCGCTATCGGCGAACACGATCACACTCACGGCCAGCACCACGCCCATTCTTGGCGTGTGGAATCCGAACACATCGACGGTCAACTTGGTAATGCTCCAGTGCGCTCTCGGTGTCGGGCCCAACGCCATTGGTGCCACAACGTTCGGCGGTCCATTCGTGTGGGCATCCTCGACCGGCAACACCGCGATCTCGACCGGGTCGGCGCCCTTCAACCGCAAGACGATGGCGAGCAGCGGCTCACAAGCCAAGGCGTTCCCGGGCGGCACGGCACTGACCGGCTTGACCAACAACCTTGTCATCTTCGACGGCGCCGACTTGCCCTACATGGCCGGTCTCGCCACCGGCACGGTCACGGCCGGCACCACCGATCCATCACAGTTCAAGGGCTTCCAGGGCGTGCAGAACTTCGATGGCAGCCTGATTGTTCCACCGGGCGGAGTGCTGGCGCTTCTCAATGTTACCTCGACAACGTCGGTATCAGTCGCCGGCCGACTCCTCTGGGAAGAAGTGCCGGTCTAAGAAGGGAAATGAACATGGTTATTCAACTTAGCCAAGTATCTGCGCCTCCGCCTACGTTTGGTACGGACTTTCCTCGTGCTGTTGCAGTAAGCGGTGTCAGTCCAAATGGCTAGTGCTGGTACTAGCGCTTCTCAATACCACATCGACCACGACCTATTCGGCGGTCGGCCGCCTGATGTGGGAAGAGGTCCCGGTCCCCCTAACGTGATGACCTCCGCTTAGGAGCGCTGGCCGCCGCGATTAAAGGAGAAAACTCAGGAGCGGCAACTCCGCAGAACCACTCCACCAGAACCAGAAGGAACACTCCCATGTCGCTTGCCCCTAAGGCGGGTCCGTTCATCAGCTATCGGGCCAAAATGCTCGGCTCCGTCGGTACGCAGTCGAGCTTCCTCAACGCGGACGAAGGTCCGTCACTGTTCTTGGGATCGGGCCTGCTCGATCCGCGCTTCCAGTTCACCTTCTCGCCGGGACAGCGCCCCGGCCAGAACACCTTCGGGTTCATCAACAACGAGTATGCGCTGATCAACCAGGTGCCGAGCGCGATTGCCGCCAACAACATTGCGGCCTCGCAGAGCCCGGGCGCTGGCGCCATCACCCTCGTCTCCGCATCGGGCGCCGGCATCACCGTCAACGTCACGATACAGCGCGCCGATACCGGAGCGCAGATCGTCGGCACATCGGCGGCGCCATTGCTGGCCATCGACACGCAGATGTCGCCACTGAGGTTCGGCGACCCGATCAACGGTTCGATCTGCTTCTGGGATCCGACCAAGGCAATCAGTCGCGCGGTCCAGATCGTTTCCGGTGGCAACGACAGCGGCATCAACTTCACCGTCAACGGCTACGACCTCTATGGTTTCCCATTGTCGGCGACGTTAGCCGGCGGCAACGTCGCCGCGGTCACCACCACCAAAGCGTTCAAATATATCTCTTCGGTGACGCACACCGGCTCGGTTGCCAGCACCGTGACGGTCGGCACCTCGGACGTCATCGGCTTTCCGATGCGCAGTGACTTCTTCGGCGATCTGGCGATGGTCTACAACAATACCTGGGTCACCGCCTCGACCGGATACGTTGCGGCGGTGCAGACCAATCCATCGACAGCGACGACCGGTGACGTACGCGGCACCATGCTGGTCGGTACTGGCGGCATCGGTACGCCGACCAACGGCACCATCCGCCTGCAGCTCTACCTGTCGCCGCCGCTGGCGAACATGAACATCTCGACCAACGTCAACGGCCTCTTCGGGGTGACGCAGAATCTCGCTCAGAACAACGGAACATAACAATGGCCAGCCGCGGCTACTCTAATCGCATGCGCGGGGTTACGCGCAGGCCGATGCGGGACGTCGGCGGCATCAAGGCGCCGAGCTTCGGCATCAACAAAAAAGTCACCGGTCTCGCCACCACCAATCGCGACGAGGGGACTGTGGGCAAGGGCGGGGTGGAAGTCGGCGGCTTGCCCGCCGGCAAAAGCCTCGCCCGCCCCGGTCGCAAGGCCTTCAAGGACGGCGGCTCGGTCGTCGACCTGGATGGTCGCGGCGCCAGCACCAAAACCCACCACGCCTCAGGCAAGCAAATGATGGGCCTGTCCCACTCAACGCCTGAGTCGCCGCTGCCCCGCCCGCTTCCAGGTGGACGCGGTCGGCCGGCGATCGAGGCGGTTATGTCGGACGGCGCCGACAGCGATCGCGGTCAATACAAGGATGGCGGTCGCGCCATGTATCACAACGCCGAGAGCACGCTGTATCAGGAACACAAGAAGTATGGCGGCGCAGCGGTTCACAAAGAACACAAAGACCACGACGACGATGACGACGGCGAGCACGCCAAGTCAGGTGGCGGCAAGTGGATCTCCGGCGCCATCAAGCATCCCGGCGCCCTGCACCGCGCTCTGCACGTTCCGGAGGGCGAGAAGATCCCAGCCAAGAAGCTAGCCAAGGCGTCGCACAGCGACAACCCGCACATGAAGCAGATGGTCGGGCTCGCCAAGACGCTCAAGGGCATCAATCACTGAGGATTAGATGGCTCGCGGAATCGTCTTTCAGGCAGGCCCTCTCGTAGTCGCCTCCGCCACCAACATCGCAGCCTCCCAGGCCGCGCTCGCCTCGCAGTTCCTCGTGCTCAACGGTTCGACCGGGACGAGCTTTGTCAACAACATCGCGACATCGCAGACGGTGACGGGCGCCGGCAGCGTTGTCCTCAACGGCTCAGCGGTCGTGGCCGGCGTCGGCTACGTTCCGGGCGGCACGGTTCAGCAGCTGCAGAAGCTTTTCATCACTAGCGCCGGCAACGACAGCGCGGTGACCTTCACCGTGTTCGGTACGGTGTGGGGCCTCTATGGCCCGATCGGCCAGGTCGACAGCTTCCTCGGCTCCAACGCTTCGGTGCGCTCGTCGAACAAGGCATTCTCGACGATCACCTCGATCACCACGTCGGCGACAACCAGCTCGATCCAGGTCGGTACCTATGGCCCGGCGACACTCGATACCGCGCGGCGCATCGGCATCGTCTCGGCCGGCAACGACACCGGCATCACCTTCGCCATCACCGGCTACGACTGGACCGGCAGTAACATCTATACGGAGACGCTGACCGGCGCCAGCGGCGGCACCGCCACCAGCGTGCTCGATTACAGCGCCATCCTGTCGATCAAGTCGAGCGCGGCGGTCGCCTCGACGCTGACGATCGGCACAGTGGCATCCGCCGGATCGCCCTGGGCGAGACTCGATGAGTTCGCGGCAATGGGCCCGACCTCGCTGCAGATCGACGGTTCGGGCACGATAAATTGGACGGTGCAGCAGACGCTCGATGATGTGACAGGATCATCCAACATAGTCTTGCCATCGGCGGTCAAGTGGGTGATCCACCCTGACACGAACCTCCAGGCCTCGACCGTCACCACCGGCGTGCAGTCCAACTACGCCTATCCACCCAAACTCGTCCGCATCATCCTGAATTCCCAGACCAACCCGGGGTTCGTGTCGATGACGGTGATGCAGAACTACCAGCGGTGACGCCATGCCGGGCCTTGTCATCAATGCCGGTCTCTCCGGCAACGTCAATTTGCTGGTGGCGGGTACCGCGACCACCCCGCCCCTGCAGTTCACGCCCGGCACCAACAACACTACCCCCGCCGTCGGCGCC